TGCACCAATACCTGTAACTGAGGTTGAGCGTTGTGCCACCTGCATTGCACCGTTAATCACAATGTTCTTCCGCCCTTCAGGTGCGCTTGCGGATTGTGCTAGTTGTCTTGCTTTGCTAGTCATTTTTATCTCCTATCACCCTGAAACTGTGTATGTTATACTAAAAATTATATAATTATGATTATTTGTACCTGATAAATTTGATGTTTGCATGTTGCCAGTAATTGCAGTCCTTGCACCTGTTCCAACATTATATCTCATCGTTAACTGGCTTGTATTCGGCATACCCAAAACAGTTTGTGGATTTACTGTGACAAAATTTTGAGAATAACCAACAGTCCCAGCAATAAATCCATCGCTTATATTAGCGATATTAAATGGCAAGCCATCAATACGCACATCTCCCGTTCCAGTTGTAGTGATGCCACTAGTTTGAACAGCCCCATTAACCTGACACATTTTGCCAATTTTGACATAGCGTCCAAATTGCGATGAATACCCAGCAACAACTAAATCTCCACCTGTTGATACATATGTTGGAGTCCACGAACCCTCTTCATAATCATCCAGTGCATTGGCATCGGCTGTGTCTCCGTTAAAGGTTAGGCCACCGCTTGAGAGAACACGCATACGTTCTGAACCCTGCGTAGTAAATTGAATATTACCAGAACCGTCAGGGTTCATTCCTGTATCTGTATCTGTATGGTGAGAAAATGCTGGAAAACCAGTTGAGCCACCTGCCCTTGCCCTGCCACCGTTGATGACCACATTCCCCGAACTGTCGATACGCATACGCTCGTTAAGTCCGTTTGTATAAAACGCAAGCGTATCTGCGGCGGGAGTTCCAATATAACCGTGTGCAGTAGAGCCGTCATTTTCTACAAACTCAATTAAACCAAATTCATCTGATGACCTTGCCCGAACCCTCAATGAAACACCGTTTGTATTGGAAACAGAATCAACAGGTGCGGCTGGTGACGTAGTTCCAAATCCAACATTATTGTTCGTGCTGTCAACAACTAACGTGTTAGTATCAACAGTCAGGTCGCCACCTACTTCAAAGTTACCGTCTATTGTATTATTGAATACAGAAAATACATCATAGACAATTACTTCGAGGATATCACCAGCAGAAGCACCAGACCCTAAAACAACAGATGTACCTGACGTAGCTGTGTAGTCATTTGCAGGGTCAAGCAGCACACCATTAAGGTAAACATCCATATACAAAGCATCTGAATATGACAGAGCTAAATTAGAATCAGATGTAGTAAAGGTTGTTTGTCCAGCCGTAGCTGTATACAAGAACCTATTACGAACTCCTGTCCCTGGTTGTTTACCTATATATGCCATTAGATTGTTTCTTGTGCATCTATAAATGTTTCATATGCAGTTTTTACTTCACTTGTCCACACTGCATTGCACACCGCTTGAACGGTTGCGTCCTCACCAGAGATGTCTGTGTCACCCCAAGTATCTCCTGTTTTTGTGCGGCAGTGTAAAACGTGTCGATGGTAGTTGCGGCTAATTTCCACACCATCATCTTTTACGATTGTTGCCTTGCGAACTTGGACGTTTTTGTGTTCGCCTCTAACTTCGCAGTCATATTCAAATTCTTTAGTTAAACTCATTTGTTTTCTCCTAACCTGTAGTCTTATATGTCGCAGAAAAATATAAATATCTACCTGAACCAGCGTTGTGTTGTACTAAACTCCATCCACTATCTTGTACGCTTTGATAAAATTGAATAGTCGCATTATTAACGTAAACAGCTACATTCACGACATTATCAGCATGGTCGGCAGAATTGTGAAACATAACATCACCGCTTGCGGTAACTGTAACATTTCCCGAATATGGCAATCCAGTTATTGAGATTGCTCCAGATGCCCCAGTAGAATTAAAGTTATTCATCTGAACACGGATATGAACTAGGTCGCCGATTTTTGTATAAGTCCCTGTTGCTGTAACTGCGGAGCTTGGGTCTGAACCAGATATATGAGAAAGCGTTGCTGTCCACGTACCCTCTTCATAATCATCCAGTGCATTGGCGGCGGCTGTGTCTCCGTTGAAGGTTATGCCACCGCCATTCAACATACGAATTTTTTCGCCGCCAGTATAATTGTGAAAAACGTGTTCGTAACCTGATACATAATTCAATTGGTTGGCTGTAATCCCAAATCCATACGAATTACCAAATAAACCTATATGGTTTGTGATATCGACTGCGCTTGCGCCAACAGTGCTACCTAAACTAAGTTTAGTGGGTGGGGTTGTTTCGCCCACCCCAACTCTATTATTCGTGCTGTCAACAACTAGCGTGCTAGTATCAACGGTAAGGTCGCCGCCTACTGTTGCAGAGGTAGTTACATCAAATGAATTAGACTTTGTTAAATCAATAACATCAACGGGCTTCTTGCCAACATATGCCATTAAGTAATCTCCAGAATACTAAGTGAAACATCTGCAGAACTTGCAGTATCGCTTGTTACCTTAAGAACATCATCAGCCTCCAAAACAACCTTCTGGTCGCCACCCACTACAACTAGTGAGCTTCCTACAGGAACTGGAGCAGCCTTAACTACATAAATATTATCACCATCATTATTTTCTATCTGAACGTCTACTGCTATTTGAGATGCAACTATGTTTGCAATTGCCAAACCAATAATAGTTGTCTCTGTAGAAGCAGGACAAGTATAAATGGTAGCAGCACCAGTGCCTACTCCAGTGTCTGTTTTTAATTTGAACGCATTAGCCATATCGTATTATACTCCATAAATTATCCCAATGCAATGGCAAATGCCACAGCAGCAGCATTAGCATTACTAATACTTGTAGCCATGGTCGCACTTAGTGCTGCTATTGCTGTATTGCTATTTCCAACGCTTGTTGCCATAGTTGCACTCAATGCAGTTATTGCTGAATTACTATTACTAATACTGGTTGCCAGTGTTGCAGAGGTAGCTGCAAAAGTACTTGACACTCCTGCTATTCTAGTTTCAAGTGTTGCAGATGTTCCTGCGCTTGCGTAGGCTCCTGCAGAAATAGCAGTATTAATAGATGTAATAGAATCAAGATTTGTTTTTGTAAGAACAGATACTGCAGCTATTCGAGTTTCTAAAGCTGCTGATACAGATGCAATACTTGTTGCCATTGTATTACTTACAGTTGCAATACGGCTTTCCAGTGTAGCAGATAAAGTGGTTATAAGGCTTGTATTAGCTGCTACACTAGTTTGTAATACTGCAATAGCAGAAGTATTTGCAGCAATAGCAGAAGCATTAGTGGCTGTTACTAGTGCCTTAACTGCAGATACTTCTGCACTTACAGCTGCAATTCGTGTTTCAAGCGTAGCAGATAGTGCTGTAATAAGACTTGTGTTAGCAGCAATGCTGACCTTATTTACAGATGTAAGCGCAGATACTGCAGCAATACGAGACTCTAATGTAGCAGATGTAGCTGCAAATGTAGAGCTAACATCCGCAATACGAGTTTCCAAAGTTCCTGACAGTGCTGTAATGAGACTTGTGTTAGCAGCAATGCTGACCTTATTTACAGACGTAAGAGCCGATACTGCAGCAATGCGAGACTCTAGTGTAGCAGAGGTTGAAGCAAAAGTAGAGCTTACTCCTGCAATACGTGATTCAAGAGCAGCCGATACATTGGCAATACTTGTCGCCATTGTACTAGAAACATTTGCAATAGATGTCTGCAATGCTACATTAGTAGTTGACAAGGTAGCAGAAACTGTGTTAATATTAGTCTGCAAAGCTGCAGAGGTTGAAGCAAATGTAGAACTTACTCCTGCTATTCTAGTTTCTAGTGTAGCAGATAAAGCAGCAACTGTAGAAGATGTAGCAGCAGGCTCACCAGCAACCAATATATTTGTGGCATCTACTGTTGTTGCACTTATTGTGCCAGCACTAACAGTTGTTGCAAAAAAATTACCAGTACGTAAACTACTAACACTTACATCTTGAAATATAAGATTGGTAGCATTTAATGTACTGGTAGTAATACTTGTAGCTACAATATTTGTAGTCTGTAGATTAGCTGGTTGAAATGTACCATCAACCTTTAAACTACCAGCAATGCTTACATTGCCAGTAAATGCAGCAGAAGTTTGAGAAAGTTTTAGTGGAGAGTTAGTACCAGCACCATCTTGAACACGGCGCAATGTTTCATCTATGCCACTATTAGAAGCACTAGAATTAATCTGTAGCAAATCCTTATAGGTATTTGCAATCTTCTTACCTGTTAAGTCTGCCATCTATACTGTATTCCAATTTATATCTGATAATTCCCACTGATAAATAATTGTGTGTCGTTCAGTGGCATCTTCCCAGTTAATGTTCCTATCAATGTTAGGGTCAGGTCTTGCATTCATTACAAAGTTACTTCTGTCCCGCATATCAGGCGTTTTATTTTGAAAGTGGTTTACCCTGTCATACGCCCCGTCCCAATCTGATGGACATACCCACAGCCCAAAGCTATTCTTTCGTAGCCTACTGCGAGGATAAGAAAAACCGCATACATCACATTCTGCTTTAACATGCTTGCCTCGTGCCATCTATAAACTTGGTAGCCACGCCGACACTGCTACTGCAGAAACAAGTGAGGGTCGTTGTGGTCTAGCATCCTTAATATTTTCGTTATCACTTACTATTCCTATTCTATTTTGTGGATGATTTTGTTTATCATACTTACCTTCGTAATCCATAGGGCAAACCATCATGCCATAGCTATTCTTTTTTAAATCTTTTAATGGATATCGAAAGCCGCAGATATCACAAATTCCTAATGCCTTAGTTGCTCCCATTATCTATAATTCAGACGAGGCGTAAGGTACATGCTTGCACGTTCTTTATCTTCCTCTTGCGCTCGTAACAGCCTTTCTTCATATTCCGTTTTCAACATTTGGATTCTGCCCATGTCTACACCTGGTCGCTTCATTGACATAAAGTATGCTGTACCTGCAGTAAGGCAGGGATAGAAACGGCGAGAAATGTCTGCAGTTTGTGAAGACCGTGATACATCTTGGAAATATTTTACAGTCTCAAACTTAATTTGGTCTGTATTATTTTCTGGTACAGGCCATAAATACACAACAGGATTGTCACGCTCTCTTCGTACTGCATACTGTGTCGGGCGACCTGTTTGACCCTTGCGTGGAATCTTAAGATACTCTTCCATACTAATACGCTCTAGCTGCAAATCAGTATTGTCTCTATTGACCACTGCTTCAATCACATCAATGTTATGTGAATCGAGACTGTAGGTTGTAACACTGGTTGACACGGACACCGCCGTGGTATTGATAGTCCAAAGTTGGATACCACGGTTTTGCCAATCTTGTAGGAGGAGATTTATAGAACGACGTGCAGAGCGAGGCTCCTCACCCAGCGTGGGTTCACCACCAATCATTTCCATTGCCTCTTGGATTACTTCATCAATATCCATTGAAAAGCTATATGTTCCTGATGTTGCCATTACTACTTATCCTTTTCCTTATTTTTTTCGTGACATTTACATTTGCAGTTCTCTTTGCCGCAAGTTTTTTTAGAGTCAACATTATGATATACTTTGTGCATAATTTTATTCATTGGTTTAAACCAAAAATACTTTTCTCTATTTCGCAATGCCATTACTTCCTACGTTTAGTGCGACCAGCCCTATTACGACTTACGCCTCTTGGACGCTTCAAGCCAGTAGTTCGTTTTTTAAGACCACCTGCCTTTCTAATCTGCTGACTGGTCGCTGCCCTAGTTATTGTCATTACCACTTAACCTTATGTGACCAATACTTTGCACTAAGCTTTGTTGTTGGTTTGCCTTGTGCATCGTGACGAGCATAGTAAGACCTCTTACGTGCCTTATCTTTTGCAGTCTTTGGATTTTTACCTGCACCCTTTACACCCTGCTGACCAAAACGAACTAAACGAACCTTGTCACCTTCTTTTGCAAGAACTGCATGGCTTTTAGTTTTATGACCAGGGGTACGCTTTGGTTTATTATACCCAGAGAATCTCTCGCCTCGATAATTAATTGCCATTAATACAACCTATTATGTCCTGACTGTGGCTTCTTTTTCATCTTACCACCAGCTTTGTAGCCTTTGCTTTTCATCTTGCCGCCAGCCTTGTAGCCTTTGCTTTTTATTTTGCCACCTGCTTTAAAAGTGTCACCTGGCATTGTACCTCTTTGATAACCACCGCCCAAAAGAAGACCTCCAAACAAATCACGGTTTTTAGTTTCCTTTTTCTTATTTTGTGATTTTTTTGGACCTGCTTTTTTCTTAAGTTCTAAAGCTTTTTCTTGCTTAACTTTGCCGCCACCAGCATAGCCTTTGCTTTTCATTTTGCCGCCAGCTTTGTAGCCTTTGCTTTTCATTTTGCCGCCAGCTTTGTAGCCTTTGCTTTTCATCTTGCCGCCAGCCTTACGGTAGCTACGAGACACGCCTTCTGCATCTTTAGTAGCAAAGCCCATTGATTCAAGAAATGCTTTTCGTTCTTTTGCAGACATGGACTTAAGAATTTTTTCCATAGCGTCCATTTTGCCGCCCTTCTTTTTTGATATAGCCATTTTAAATATCTCCTAATATAATCTGTTGTGTCCTGAAATTTTGCCACCTTTTGCGGCCTTACGATACTTTGCAGTTTTCTTTGCTATAGCTTGAGGTTGCTTAACAAACTGCTTTCCTTGTTTAGTTCCTTTTCTTTTTGCTCTCGATGTTGCCGCATATTCTGCTGGGGTGAGTGCCTTAATAGCCGCTTCTGGTAAGTACCTTTCGCCAGTCTTGCTTGACTTCTTGCCACTCTTAGTTCTCCACTTCTGTTTTGTC